TAATTGGCCATGGTGATTTGGGGTTAAGTGGGAAGGGGACGCTTCCGTCCCCTTAGTCTGCCGACGCTGCATGGCCTTACCCGGCCAATCCGCGCCTTGACGTGCCAGCGATGGCTGGCCTCACCAGGTCCGGCAGTGCCTCGCCTAGCCTTGCCTGCGATGGCGCACCTCGCGTCCCCGTGCGCCGCCTTACCTAGCCAGCCGTGCCTGATTATCTCCATCACACGATCTCAAACAAGCCAAAGCCAAGCCCGGCGCTCATCTTCGAGTCCGGCCGACCTTCGCCGATGCCAACCTGCAGCCCGACCCGCGCCACCAGGTTCACGACATCATCGCCGGTGAGCATGCCGGCGTCATAGCGAATCCTGAGTGTTGCACCCCATTCTCGATACATCGGCCGGCACCGTAGATCGATCACGCCGGTGGCATTTCTGGTAGGAGCTACCCACTGCTCAGCCTCGCCCTCTGTCAGCCTGACCAGCGGGGCTCCGTCTACACGGTCGAAGCCATCCTGCTCAACCGTGAAGGCCAGCTTGGCGTGGGTCATCTTGAACCCGCAGGCGCGACATGCACTGATGGCACCGTTGCGAAACGCGGCGGCATGGATGCCCTCCCATCCGTCGTCGCTGATGTGCTTGGCGCCCTCGAACAACGCATCAAAATCCTTAGCTTCACGTGTCTTGCGCGACCTTGAAGCACTACCGGTTTCCTGGGCCTTGCGCATCATCTGCATGGCTTTCGCGCTGAAGCGGTTGATCACCAGCGGAGTGGTGCCCTTGATGTTGATGGCAAGGCGTTGGAAGTTTGGCGGTGTGATGACCACCTGCATGGTCGTAGATGGGCTAGCCATTGCCAAAAATTGCGATGAGGGTTAGGCAGATAACGACGGTGCAGCAGAAAACGGTGACAGACCAGTCGTTCATCGGTTAACTCCTAATTTGGAGAAAATTTGAAGATGGCTTGGAGTTGGTGGGGGTCTGATCATGGCCCCGCCCCCAACTGCCGGTCCAGCTCCAGCACCCTGGCCAGCGGCACCATCGCCACCTGCGGCACCACCGCATTGCCCAAGGCCTTCAGGCGGTCCATCCAGTCGGGAACCCCATCAGGATCTCCACGGAATCGGGGTGAGCCACTTGGGGGTCCGTAGAGCAGACTCTCAACCCTTCCACTAAACGTGACATCCGTGAGTCCTCGCTGCCACGAAATCGCGTCCGGCAGGTGCCCTTGTATTCGGTAGCACTCGGGGTAGGCAACTGCCCACCACCGATCACGTACGTGCCAAGCTCCAAGATCGGCAGCTGATACGCATGCCCATTCACAGTCATACCCATTCGCGGCCAGCGCTCCGACCACGGCTCCCAGGTGCCCGTCAAGTATTGCCGCCACGTTTTCCATGACGACGAACTGTGGTCGTACCACGCGAACGATTCGGAGCAGCTGATAGAACAGGCCGGAACGGGTGTCATGTCCAAGGCCACGACGTTGCCCTGCGATCGATAAGTCCTGGCAGGGAAATCCACCGCAAACAATGTCGGCTGAACCGGGCTCGGGTTCATAGGTGCAGATGTCATCGTGAATAGGGACAGTGGGCCAGTGCTTACGAAGGATCCGCTGGCAGTACGGCTCGCGCTCCACGAACTGAACCGTCTCGATCTCGCCTAGCCAGCGTGCCGCCAGCGAGAAGCCGCCGATGCCGCTGAAGGTGTCGATCATGCGGAGAGTCACGCCACCCCCGCCCAGTGACCCTTCGCCTGCCGGGCAGCCAGGACATGCCGGGCCCAGCCGCGGGGGTTCTTCATCCCCCGACGCTTGCCCACATCGATCAGGGCCTCCAGGGTGGTGGCCTCGCCCTGCTCGCGGCGCTGCTCGCGCTGCAGCTGCAGCGGATCCACTTCCACAAGCTCACCATCCACATGCTCAAGCGCACGGCGTTCCGCCACGAAGCGATGGCCGCATTCCGGGCACTCGGGCAACCGGCTCGCCACGCTGCTGAAACAGGAGGGGCAAATCTTCACCGATAGCGTCGCCTCGCGCTGTCGCTTTTGCCGGCCCTCCAGCGTCCAGTCATGCACCTCCAGCGGGTGACCCAGCCTGGCGCGGTTGCCGACGTGATCCAGGATGATCAGGTCGCGCTTCCCCGGAGCAATCCGCAGCCCACGCCCGATCCCCTGCAGCCATGCCGTCAGACTCTGCGTCGGCCGCAGCCAGATCACCGCGTCGATCTCCGGCACGTCAACACCGGCGATCCAGAGCTGAGCGCAAGCAACAAGATCCAGGCGCCCGGCCCGCAGCCCAACGATCGCCTCGCGACGCTCCGCGTCATCGCTGCCGCCATGCACCGCCATCGCGCGGAATCCGGCCTGCTGCCACTGCTCGGCCACCGCATGGGCATGCGCAACGGTGGTGCAGAACGCCACGCCGCGCCGGCCGATGCACAACCGCTTCCAGTGGCTCAGCGCATCACCAACCACCGCCGGCTTCGACAGCAAGTCGCCCGCCTGGCCCTGATCAAACTCTCCCGCACGGCTGCGCAGGCCCGACAGGTCCAGCCCCGGTGGCTCGAATAGCCGCACCGGTGCCAGCAGGCCCTCCTCGATCAGTTCCGCGCTGCCGCAGGTCAGCACCAGCCGGTCGAACACCTCCCCCAGGCCCCGGCCATCCAGCCGTTGCGGAGTGCCGGTCAGACCCAGCAGCAACGGCCAGCCGGTGGCGGCCATCACCTTCTGGTAGCTGGTGGCTACCGCCAGATGGCATTCATCGATGATCACCAGATCCGGCCTCGGCAGCCGCGGGCGACGTACAGCAGTTTGAACGGCAACAATCTGCACCGCCGCTGAGTAGTCCGACGATCGGCCCGCACGGATCTGCCCGTGGCTGATGCCCGCAGCAGTCAACCGGGCGGACGTGTCGTCAAGGATCTCCCGCAGGTGAGCCAGGAACCACACCTTTCGGCCCTTAGCGACGGCTTGGCGGACGATTTCAGCGGCCGTTGCGGTTTTGCCGAATCCGGTAGGCGCCACCAGAATTGGTGCCCTGGCGCCTTGCGCATAGGCCAGTCGCAGATCAGCCAAGGCTTGAACTTGGCGGGGGCGAAGGATTGTGGTCAATGTCTTGTGGTGCGATATACTGAATGGGTCGCCTGCTGGCGGTCGTGGTTAGGCCTGGCGGGACGGGGCCCGGTACCGCTTAGATTGGTTAGGTTGGGCACGCCTGGGCATGGCTTGTCAGCAGAGGGGGCTTCGGCCCCCTTTGTCGTGAGCGCAACGCCTTGTGCCTGGTACGGGCGGAGGGTGGGGGTCATCGCGCCAGCCCCCATGCGATCGCCGCCACCAGGGCCAGCAGCGACAGGCTCAGGGCTGTTTCCAGCCGCTCGATCCTGTCCTTCACCTCCAGCCGCGTCTTGCGGCACGCCATGATTCCGCACCAGAACGCCAGGTAGTGCCCTTCGATGAATGCCTGCTTCGGCGACAGCTCGGTGCAGTTCGCCCAGGTAAACCGCCAGGCTTCTTCTGAGTACTGGCGGATCTCCAGCTCCTCGGCTGGGGTGGGGAGGGTGGGGGTCATGGGTGGTGTGGTGGCTTCATAGCTGCCACCCCGCACCGCCCCGGCTTACTGCCGCCCTTGACGGCACAGCACGAGCCTGGAGCCAGCGGCAGTCCTCAACGGGACCGTGATCAGCCGAGAGGCCACTCCCCGCCTTCCAGGGGCAGGGCACCCACCACCTGGTCCGGGCAGTGGCTGGCATCGGCATGGAGCAGGGGGGTGGTGGTGGCCAGCGAATCATAGCGTTTCGCATCCGCATCTGCACCGCTACACTGCGAACCTGAACCGCCACCGCACCATGCCCAGCTGGCCCACACCTGACGGCAAGACCACCATCACCCTTGAGCTGCCCCTGGAGCACGTCAGCCACCTCGACGCCCAGGCCAGCTACGAGGGCTGCAGCAGGGCCGCCTATGTCCGGCAGCTGATCCGCCGCGATATGGAGCGGCAGGGGCCCACACGCAGCACCGCAGCGGCCACGGCCTGACGGCATGGCCACAACTCTTGAGCAGGCAGCCGGCCGCTGGCCAGAGCTGCTGCAGTCCCTTGCTGGCCTGACGGCAGAGCAGCTCACTGATCAGCACCAACCCTGCCCGGCCTGTGGTGGCACCGATCGCTACCGGTGGGACCGCGACGACGGCCCCGGCGGCTGCTACTGCAACCAGTGCGGCGGCAAGGACCGCCAGGGCGGCGCCATGTCCGGCCTCGACCTGCTCATGCGCTGCACCGGCTGGGATCTGAAGCAGGCGCTGCGGAGGGTGGAGCAGCAGCTCGGCCTGCCATCTGATGCAGCTCCGCCCCGGGTCAAGCCCGCCGGCAAGCCCCACCGCATACCCGATACCCCACCGGCTGATGCTGCCGCGCCAGACCTTGGCCGCGCCGTGGCGCAGTGGTGCTACCGCGACACCGATGGGCGGCAGCTGTTCTGGATTCAGCGGATCGAGACCCCGAAGGGCAAGCTGTTCATCCATCGCACCTGGCTCGACGGTGGCTGGCACTTCCCCAGCAAGAGCGATCCCTTCACCTCCGAGTGGCCTGCACCCAGACCCCTCTACCGCCTCCCTGATCTGGCGGAGCGCACGGACGACCCGGTGCTCATCACCGAGGGGGAGAAGGTCGCTGATGCCGGCGCCGATCTCTTCCCCGGCCACGTGGTCACTGCCTGGTGCGGTGGCACCGGCGGCGTCCGCCACACCGACTGGTCGCCCCTCGCCGGCCGCACCGTGGTGCTCTGGCCGGACAACGACGACCCCGGTCGGAACTGCATGGCCAAGCTCGGCCCGAAGCTCCTGCAGCTTGGCTGCACCGTCTCGATCTTCAAGCCGCCGGCCGAGGCGCCGCCGAAGTTCGACCTCGCTGATGCCGCAGCGTTCGGCTGGACCCCGAAGCAGGCCGCCAAGGTGCTGGCTGATGGCCTGGTAGAGCTCCCGCCGCTACCACCAGAGCCCGAACCTGACCCGCCGGCCGCACCGCCCGCCGATCCGCCCGTCAGCCTGCCCGGGGCGCCGTTTGCTTGCCTGGGGTTCGACGGGGACTCCTACTACTACCAGCCCCACAACACCGGTCAGGTCATGAGACTCACCGGCCCTGGGCACACGTCCACCAACCTGCTGCGGATTGCCCTCATTCAGTATTGGCAGGCCGTCTACCCCAGCAAAACCGGCGCCGATTGGCAATCGGCTATCTCCTCTCTTTTCGCTCAGCAGGCCGCGGTAGGCGTCTACTCCCCCGATCGGATCCGTGGCCGCGGTGCCTGGTGGGATCAGGGTCGCTCCGTGTTGCATCTCGGTGATCGGCTGATCGTCGACGGTGACACCTACTCGGTGATGACCCCGCCGCCATCCCGCTTCAACTACCAGCGCCTCGCTTCGATCGATGTGCCGAGCGACCTGTCGCCGCTCACGGATCAGGAGGGCGCCGAGATCCTTGACATCGCGTCGCGCTTCCACTGGGAGGTACCCGCCTCCGGTCTGCTGCTTGGCGGATGGGCTGCCTTGGCGCCGATCTGCGGCGCACTGACCTGGCGGCCCCACGCCTGGCTTACCGCGTCCGCTGGCAGCGGGAAATCAGCCATCCTCGATCGATTCCTCGGCACCCTCCTCGACTCGCTGGCGATCTGGCCGGAGGGCAACACCACCGAGGCGTTCATCCGCCAAGAGCTCCGTGCTGATGCTCTGCCGGTGGTCTTCGACGAGGCAGAATCAAACGAGCGCAGCGACCGCGAACGGATTCAGAACATCCTCGCGCTTGCTCGCGTCGCCTCGAGCTCCGGCCGGGGGGTGATCGGCAAGGGCGGGGCTGACGGCGCCGCGCAGCGGTTCACCATCCGCTCAATGTTCCTGCTCTGCTCGATCAGCACCGCCCTCAAGCAAGGCGCCGATCAGAGCCGCTTTGCGCAGCTCACCCTGCGGAACCCCAGCCACATGCCGAAGGCTGACCGCATCGCTCACTGGAACGCCCTCGACCGAGATCTGACCGAGACGATCACCACCGAGGCCGGCCATCGGCTCCTGCTTCGCTCCGTGCAGCTGATCCCCGTGATCCGCGAGTCGGTCGCGGTGTTCCGCCGGGCTGCTGCTGATCGCTTCGACAGCCAGCGACAGGGCGATCAGTACGGCACCCTCCTGGCCGGCGCCTGGTCACTGATGAACAGCCACCCGGCCACCATCGACGACGCCTACAGCCTGATCGACGGCAACGACTGGGAGCCCTACCGCGAGGCTGCGGAAACCCCTGATGAGCAGCGCTGCATTCAGGTGCTACTCCAGCATCAGATCCGCGTTGAAGGGGATCGAGGCAACGGCTACCAGCGGACGATCGGGGAGCTTGTCGAGCTGGCGAATCCGGCCGCCGGCGCGACATCACTGGAGATCAGCAGCACCCAGGCAGCTGCGCACCTTGGCCGGATCGGGATTCGGGTGGATGGCGATCGGCTGCTGATCAGCAATACCGCCACCGGGATCGGACGGGTGCTGGCTGAAACGCCATGGGCCCATAGCTGGAGCACGGTGCTCAGTCGGCTGCCTGGAGCCGCCAAGGCAGGTGTCGTGCGGTTCCGCGGGCTGGGTGATGTGTCGCGGGCCGTCTCGCTGCCAATCCGGGGCCTGTAACGCCTCAGGCGTAACGAAAACAGGGTGCTGTAACGCGCCGGTAACGGGTCAGATCGCTGTGCCTGACTGCGATCTGGTGGAATGCGTTACCCGTTACGGTTTTGCGGGGGAATAGCCCCTAAGAGAAAGGGAAAGTGTTGTGCTGTGGTGTTGCGCTCTTACTACCCCCCCTTCTATCTATATCTGAAATTAGGTGTAACTACTGTAACAGTGCACCCAAGAACGTAGCGGTGGCGCGGGGTTTCGGGTGTTACGCCCCCCGTTACGCTTGCGTAACAGGCGTTACCCCGGTTCAGATGCCCATCCGCACCGATCGGTTATCCTGTGGTGGCCACCGCACCCCATCGCTAGCCATGGCACTCGAAGATCTGACCGCCACCGCTCAACACTTCCGCAACGCAGGATTCACAAATCTCGACATCGGCGCTCTCTTCATCGCCCAGGCCCTCGATCGCATCGCTGACGCACTGGAGGCTGGCGGGGGCATGCAGGGGCCGCCACAGCCCTCAGCCACCCCTGCAGCGCCGAAGGTGGCTCCTGGGCCCGACTGGATCACGCACAGGGTGCCGACGTACGAGGATGCGGATGAAGACGGCGAGGTGCAGATACTGACGCCCCCGGTGCCAGGCGAACGTCGCCAACCCATCCATGTCCAATGGGCGTCCGTCTACCCCGGCACTCCCTGGCATCCTGGTTGATCCGCTTGTGCAATCGCACCGGTTTGGTCCTAAGCTGTACCCGATCGCTGCGCTGATCCCCGTGCCGGCTGGCAGGCCCTCGAAGCTGACACCAGAGCTGGTGGCAAAGGCCCGCGAGATCGCAGCCGAAGGTCTGCCGGTTGCGTTGATGGCGGCTCGTCTTGGCGTTGGCAGATCAACCGCAAGCTATTGGATCAAGAATGCCGAGCAATTAGGTGAAGACAGCTTGGAGTATCAATTTCGGGAAGCCATCTCTTTAGCGGATGCCGAAAAATGTCAACAATTACTATCCGGTTTGGACAAGCTCGCTACGGCTGAATCCCCAAGTATCTGGGCCGCCACCTGGCTCCTAACCCATCACCCACGGCTCCGCGACCACTTCAGCGACGCCGCCGCTGAGCGCAAGACCGAGCGCAAGACCGTCGCCACTGTCCTGGAGGCCGTCGCCGCTGCAGGGCTCCCGGCTGACCTCGAACACACCCTGCTGCTGCAGATGCAGGCCAGGGGGCTGGGGGCGCAGGCAGCCGATGCCTGACCTCCACCACGGCGACTGCCTGGAGGTGATGCGCACCCTGGCGGATGCATCGGTGGAGCGCCGTCCATGACCCTCGCCGCTCCCTTCCCCTACTTCGGTGGCAAGCGTCGCGCCGCGCCGCGTATCCGGCAGGCGCTGGGTGATCCCGCCGGCTATGTCGAGCCGTTTGCCGGATCGGCTGCCGTGCTGCTGGCCCGGCCGCCGTTTACCGGCCGGCGGGTTGAGACACTGAACGATGCTGACGGCTGGCTGGTCAATGCTTGGCGGGCCATCCAGCTCAGCCCTGACGCCGTAGCTGCAGCGGCCTGGGGGCCTGTGGCCGAGATCGACTATCACGCCCGGCTGGCCTGGCTGCAGCAGCGCCGCACGCCCGACCTGGTGGCATGGCTGGAGGGTGATCCCGAAGCGCACGACGCCAAGGCGGCTGGCTGGTGGCTGTATGTGCTGGCCTGCGGCATCGGCGACCCTTTTGGGCGGGGTCCATGGCGGGTGGTCGATGGCCACCTCCGCAAGCTGCCGCACCTGGGGGACGCGGGGAAAGGCCAGCTTGAGGGCTACATGCGGCAGCTTGCCGATCGACTCCGCCGGGTGCGCATCACTTGCGGGCCATGGGAGCGGGTGGTCAAGCCATCAGTCACCCGCAGCGGCACCGGCGGCGATGGCACGCGGGCCATCTTCCTGGATCCGCCCTACGCCACCTCTGGTGATCTCTACGCCGAATCGTCCGAGGGCGTGGCCGAAGCCGTGCGGGCCTGGTGCCTGACCGCCCCGCGTGAGCTGCGCGTGATCCTCTGCGGCTACGACACTGAACACGATGCCCTGCTGGCCCACGGGTGGAGCGTCACCGAGGGCAAGGCAGGCGGGGGGGCTGGCTACAGCGTCAACCCCACCAATGGGCGCCGGGAGCGGCTGTGGTTGTCGCCCGCGTGCATTGGCAGCAGCCAACCCAGCCTGCTGGAGGCCGTCGCGTGAGCACCGCCGCCACGCTCGAATCACGCATGGCGGCACTGGAGCTCGCCGCCCGCGTTGCCTCTCCCGCCGCTGCAGACCCCTACACCCGCTCCTTCGGCGACCACATCGCCGCCGTCTACCCCGCGTTCCCCTTCACCCGGCACACCACCCGCCTGGTGGAGATCGGCCAGCGTGTTGCCGATGGTGACCTCCCCCGGCTGCTGCTGATGCTGCCGCCGCGGCACTACAAGTCCACCATCTTCAGCCGGTTCCTCCCCAGCTACTTCCTCCGCCGCTTCCCCCACCGCACCTGGGGCCAGGGCGCCCACACCCAGACCCTCGCCGAGGAGTTCGGCCAGGCGGCCAGGGATTACTTCGTCGCCTCAGGTGGTGCCCTCGACCCCAGCTCAGCAGGCAAGGGCCGCTGGAAGGTTGCAGGTTCCCTTGGTGGGTTCTGGGGTGCAGGCGTCGGTAAGGGCACCGGACTGCCGGCGGACTTCCTCAACGTTGACGACCCGATCAAGAACCGGGCCGAGGCGGAATCTGCCGCCTACCGCCGCCAGCTCTACGACTGGTGGAGCACGGTGCTCAACACCCGGGAAGAACCCGGCGCCGGCAAGCTCATCACCCACACCCGCTGGACCGAGGCCGACCTGATCGGCTGGTTGCTGCAGCAGGTCGAGGAGCTTGAGCGCGATGGCCACGGCGATGCTGCCGAACCCTGGCACGTGATCAACATGCCGATCATTGCCGAACCGATCCAGGTGGCACTGCCGGCGCTCTGCACCCGCGAGCCGGACGACCGCCAGCCTGGTGAGGCCCTCGACCCCGATCGGTTCGATGCGGACTGGGCACGCCGGAAGCAGCTCAACACCCCGACCCGGGACTGGGCGGCGCTGTATCAGCAGCGGCCGACGCCGGACAAGGGGACGGTTTTCAGCCGGAACATGTTCCGGTTCTACGGAGGCGAAGGCGACCCCGCACTACCCAGGCAGTTCACCCGGATCATCGCCTCGATCGACTGCACCTTCAAGGACACCGCCGGTTCCGACATGGTGGGGTTCACCAACTGGGGCCAGGACGCCTCAGGCCTGTGGCTGCTGGACCTGGTGAACGAGCGCCTGGACTTCTCCGGCACCATGGACCTGATCGCCGGCAAGTGGAAGCCGTGGGCCTTTGGTGAGCTGCTGATCGAGGACAAGGCCAACGGCAGCGCCGTGATCTCCACGCTCAAGCGAGCTGCCGCCGGCTTCATCGTGCATGCCGTTAACCCCATCGGCGGGAAGGTGGCCAGGGCCAATGCTGCGACGCCGGAGTTCAATCAAGGCCGCGTGTGGTTCCCCCGCAACCACCCCCTTACGCCGGTGCTCACCAGCCAGCTGGTGAAGTTCCCCGGCGACACCTACGACGACCTGGTGGATTCACTCACCCAGGCCGTCAACTACGCCCAGGGCACCGGCCCCATGCGCGTCAGCACCGTTCACTACGGCCACGGTTCCGGTGCACCGCCGCCGGATCCGTTCGCTGACAGCGACACGTTCAAACCACGCCAGCGCCGGTTGTCCACGACGCCGGGGTTTCGGTGATTCACCTACCCACCATGATGACCTATTCCAGAGATCCCCATCTTCCGCCGCCTGAGGTTTGCGACTGGCTACTTGAACATCGGTGGTCTGGCTGCATCCCGAAGACACTGATCCTCTACCCAGATGGCGCCCCTCACGGGATCACTCAGTCCGAGCTGTTCGACTATGAGACGGCACACACGGCAATCGGCGCGGACGAGATCGCCCGTGTCTTCCTGAGCGACGAGGCGCTGACATTGCTGCATGAGGATCGGACGGCGCGACGTATCGCCCTGGATCAAAAGCGTGCTGCATCGCTGGACGACACGCTGAGTCGCAAGCGCGAACACGAGCACGCGCGGGTGTGCGAGATGTCAGAGCATGTCCCACACTCACTCACCACCCACCCGTCACCATGAAACGCGACCCACACCTTCCACACCCTGAAGTCTGCGACTGGCTGCTGAGCCAGGAGTGGTCAGAGCCTGACACCGTGAAGGTCAGCAGTGATCGCCAAGAGAGCGAAACCTACGACTGCTGCGAGGCCAGCGCAGCTATCGGCAGGAATGAAATCATCGACCTGCTGCTGCCGTTGCTTGGGCTGCAGATTCTCCGGGAAGACGTTGTGGCCCGCCAGGCTGACGCCTACGAGGCCAACGGGCTGACACCGGAGCAGCGGCTGATGGTCGACCTGAGCGAGCTGCTCAGGTTGGCCGACGTGTCCGCGACGGCTGCCGTTGGTGTGTTGACCATGGCAACCCTCCGCCTCACCAGCCAGGTGTATGACATCGGGATGGAGCAAGATGGGGAGGTGATGTCATGAACCCCCTCCGCCGCTTCCGTCGATACCTGCAGGCCCAGCGCCTGGTGCCAGTGTGGCTGCCTGCCACCGAGCGCGAGCTGCGTCGATGGGATGCGCTTGGCGAGGCCTATACAGCCCTGCTGGAGATCGCGTCCGACGTGAACCCGGTCACTCGACAGCAGATGAAAGCTATTGCCAAGACCGCCGCCCACCGCGTCAAGGAGTCATGCGCACAATGAACACCATCCTCCGCCGCTTCTGGCCGTTCCGTGGTAGAGACGCGGCCACCGCTGCGACAGACGAAGACTTTACGCCTTGGTCGCCGAGGCCGTTTCGTCCTACCAACATCGAAAGGCCCATCCCCCTGTCCGAGCTCCAGCCGAGCGGCGCCGACCTCCGCGGTTACCACAGCGACTGCTGCTGGTGGGGCCGCTGGCAAGACCATCACTGGCTCTGGACCTGGGGCAGCGAACCGGTGCGGGGTGAAACCCACTGGCTCCCCGGCAGCGTCCAGGTGCTGCCTGCGAGCATCTATCCGGACAAAGAGGTGGAGTGATGACCATGCTCTACCCCAAGGAGTCCTGGGGCACCTTTGATTTCGGCGCCAAGGTCTACGACGCGACCGGCCGCCGGATCCTGCACGTGAGCTCCTGCAACCCGAAGACCGGCGAAGTGATCAGAAATAGGCATCTATCGTCGTGGTTCTGGTTCGGCGGTTTTTATTGGCGGCCGGACCCATGCAGTGACAGTTACTTGTTCCTTGGTATTCGGTGGTTCAGGATCTCAACGTCCTACCACTACGAAATAGCCTTTCCTCTTCGCCACGGCTTCTGGCCAGCACCGCTGCGGGTGGTGCCCAGGCCTGTCTGGAACGGCGACCTCGAGCAGTTGCCGCGTCGCTCTGCTGCTGAGCGGGAGCAGCTGCCATGACCGCCACCTTCCTCGCCCCCACCTGAACCCATGCTCGACCACGACACTCCATCCCGCCCGCTCACCCTGGCCGAGATCGACGACCTCCCCAGTGCCTCCGGCACCGAACGAACTCGCCTCTGGTGGGCACCACCCGAGGTCGAGCGATCCCTGAGGGACCGCATGCCGATGCGGCAGCGATTCCCATGGTTCTGCTTTGAGGGCGAGCCAGGTTGGCGATGGTTCCGCCTGTTCGGCTTTGGACTGATGTGGAAGGACTCCAGGTGCCATCGCCTGCTGTTCAGCGAGCGTCACGGCAAGAGCTGCCTGCGGTTCGGGCCGTGGGTCATTCGGCCACTGAGACCCTAACCCACCCATGACCGCCACCTTCCCCGCCCCCACCGAACACAGCGAGGCCCTGGTCACCGCCAACCTGGGCCTGGCGCGGCAGCAGGCGTGGAAGTTTCACCGTCGCACCGGCCAGCCCTACGACGACCTCGAGGCCATCGCCTATGTGGGGCTCATCCGCGGCTGCCGCCGGTACGACCCCGATCGGCTCAAACCCGCCAACGGTCGCCCCTACCGGCTATCCACCTTCGTGGTGCCGTTCATCGCGGGGGAAATCCTCCACTGGTTCCGCGACCGGGGCCACGCCATCAAGTTCCCCAGTCGCTGGCGGGAGCAGTGGGGGAAGGTGCAGC